TCGAACTTGTGGCTGCTGCGCCAAGTCGGGGTGGGCATGTATATAAACCCAGATGCCAACTGTTGCAGTTTCTGCGTCACCACGGCAGCATTGACGGCCACGGCAGACTCATCGTTGAACTGCAACACAAAGTCCTTTTTCATCGTGTTGTAGTCCGCCATGTCCATGCTGCACTGGATCGGTACCGTATGCAGGGGCGGCAGTTTGTCCTTGTACTCACCCGGCTCCAGCACAAAGGTGGCGGGCTTGATCTTCTCCATGACCAGCTCCAGCGCGCCGGGGCGTGGCTCGTACTGGGTGTAGGCGTCGCGTCGCAACTCGAAGAAGTATTGCTGCATGAAGGCACCCTTGGCGCGGCCCAGCAGTTTCTGGTCGATGATCTTGCATTGACCGAATACGTCCTCCAAGCCGTTGCTGGTGAAGCTGCCGGTGAGGCCCCAGCGAACCGGGCAGTCCAGCACGCGGGCCAGCGCCTTGAACCGCGCGCCAGATGGGTTCTTCAGTTTGGTCAACTCGTCAAAGACCACGCCGTCGAAGTCCAGCGCCTGCTCGGCCAGCCATTGAATGTTGTCGTAGTTGATTACGACCACCTGACCACCCAGAGCGGCCAGGCGTTGCTTAGGCGTGCCCACGGCCACTTGTATGTCTAGATCAGGCGTCCACTTCTTAGCCTCGACGGGCCACACGGCGGTGCAGACGCGCTTGGGGGCCAGCACCAGCCACCGCTTGACATGACCGTCGCGTATCGTCTCCCGCATGGCCGTCAGCGTGATGGCTGTCTTGCCCGCGCCAACTGGCGCCAGCACCATCGCGCGGTCGCGCTCGTAGAGAAACGTCGCCGCTTCTTCTTGATAAGGTCTAAGCTGCACGAGCAATCCTTTCTCCTATCCACCGCACCACCGGCACAGCCCAACTGTTTCCCAGCGCCTTGTAGCGCGGGCCGTCAGGACACTTGTCTTTAATGTTGGTGTAGTTGTCGGGAAAGCCTTGTAGGCGCTCGCACTCAGTCGGTGTGAGGCGGCGAACGGCCATGTTGGGCTGCATTACGCCTTCGTGGCGACCACCTTGTCCACCACGTTGAAGCGTTGGCTGAACACCTTCAAGAGCGTTAAGTTCTTCACTCCAACCAATTGGTTGCGCCACCGCATGACGATCAGTTGTGTTTTGTGTAAAGCACACTTCTTCGTTGATGCCATCGCCTTGCGGCCCTGCACTGTCATTGCGACCAATCATGCTGCCTTGAATGGCGTAAGTTGGCTGCACCACCGCTTTGCCCTGATTGACCCACTGATCGCTACCCCATTTGCGGCCATCGGTGGCATCAAGTGTTGCCATGACATGAGGCAAAAGAGTCTCAGTCTCTGCATCGTATCGTTGACCTGTGCCTGTGGTAAGACATTGGGCAACCATTGCATCAGCCTCTACTCGCTCGTTTCCTGTACGACTGAACGGAGGGCCATTAATAACTGTGGGGGCAACTCTTTGCCCCGTTTCTCTGCTCGGCGCAGTATCCCGGCGCACGCCGTCGAACTCAAAAAGAACCGCTGCGGGATCGAAGTCGTCTCTAGCACTTGCGACAACGAACACGCGGCGGCGGCGTTGGGCCACTCCGAAATATTGGGCGTCGAGGACTCGCCACGCGACTGCTCTTTGGGGGCCATCAATAAAACCAGCGTTTGTCCATCTGCCCCCTGGTGGGACGAGCGCATCAGCTTCTCCGGCAAGTCCTGCCAAAAAGCACCCGAATGCGTTATCTTTGGTGTTGAGGACGCCGGGGACGTTCTCCCAGAAGACAATACAGGATTCCCGAACAGGTCTAACAGAGTCGATTGCATTTGCTATCTCGCAGAAAGTTAAAGAAAGATTGCCCCGCGCGTCATCCAGAGACTTGCGTAAACCAGCCACGCTGAACGCCTGGCACGGTGTGCCGCCACAGAACAGGTCTGGTGCTTCCACCTCGCCAGAACGTATGCGCTCAGGCAATGTGGTCATGTCCCCCAAATTGGGGACATCAGGATAATGGTGCTTCAACACTTGGCAGGGGAATGGCTCAATCTCGGAAAGCCACGCTGCCTTCCATCCGAGAGGCCCCCATGCAACCGAAGCCGCTTCAATACCGCTACAAACTGATCCGAATCTCATTTATCCACCCATCCACATGTTGTTTACTCCACAAACACGCATACTTCTGGTTCATGCGAGCCATCTCTGACTGAAAGTGCTTCTGCAAAGCAGACAGGCGACCGCCGGGGGCTTTCAGCTCAACGAACCAAGTGCTGCCGTCTGGCAGACACACCACGCGGTCGCTCACGCCTCGGTGGGCGGGGCTGGTGAACTTGTACGCCACACCGCCGAGTTCTTTGACTTTTTTGACCAAGTAGGCCTCGATTTGTTTTTCCATGCTAGAATTGTAGCACAAAACTTTTTTGCGTGTTATACTATCAACTCAAGGAACTAATATGAAACACTCTTCTATCGTTGGCGGCTCGACCGCTAGTCGCGTGATGAACTGCCCAGGCTCTGTGCCACTGGTGCAACAAATGCCCCCAGCGCCAGCGAGCAAGTACGCTGAGGAAGGCTCGATGTTGCATGAGATCATGGACGGCGTGTTTGACGGGCGTGAGATTCCCGAAACGCTGACACCAGAGCAGCGCGAGAAGATCGACTTCTGTATTGCGGCTATGGACGAGATCGACCCGACGCAGGAGATGCTGTTCAATCAAGAGGTGCAGGTCAACATTACCGATGACATCTTCGGTAACGCTGACCTGGTGGGCCGTATCGGCAACCGCGCAATTGTGCTGGATTGGAAGTTTGGCGACGGCGTGGCTGTCGAGGCCGAAGAGAACGCGCAGGGGCTGTTTTACGCAGCAGCGGCCATGAAGACGGAGGCAGCCAAATGGGCCTTCGACGGCGCGACTGAGGTGGAGATCATTATCGTGCAGCCGCCAGTCATCAAGCGGTGGGTGACAACTATTGCGCGGGTCAAGCAGTTCGAGATGGAACTACTGATGGCCGTCAAAGAAGCCCAGCGCCCAGAGCCGCGCATGAAGGAGGGCAAGCACTGCCGCTGGTGCGCGGCCAAGCCCATCTGCCCGGTAATGACTGGCGCTGCCGACCGCGCACTCAAGGTGCAAATGGACGCCATTGACACTAATGCAGTTAGTGCTTACTTACAGAACGCCGATCTGCTAGAGCAGTGGATCGCTGACCTGCGCGCGCTGGCGCATCGGTTAGCTGAAAGCGGTAGGTCTGTGCCGGGCTACAAGCTGGTCGCCAAACGCGCGACAAGGCAGTGGGCCGATGAAGCTAAGGTTAAAGAACTTTATGGTGATGAAGTGCTAAAGACAGAATTACTCAGCCCTGCTCAGATGGAGAAGGTGCTGAAAAAGAGCAAGATGACATTGCCCGACGATCTCGTCGTTGCAGTATCATCAGGCAACACGCTGGTGCCGGAGAGCGATCCCCGTCCGCCAGTCGTGCAAATCGGGCAGACCCTTGTGGCTGCTCTTTCTAAACTAAACTGAAGGAAACTACCATGTCTAATCTGACATTCTCTAAAGCTAATCTCCCCGCTGTTGCTACGCTCTCGACCGCTCTGCGTCGTCTGGAAAGCGAAGTCGGCCCTGCTGGTGTTGCCATCCTCAAGATGGACAAGACCGGACACTGGGTCTTCGGTGCTGATCAGACCGAGGTAGACGACGAAGCCACTTGGGCAGTCAATCCTTACTCTTTCGTTCACGGCTTCATCGCCTGGGGCGATGGTGAAGTATTGGCTGAGAAAATGGCCTCTGTAGCCGAGCCGCTGCCTGAAGTCGATGCCGCCCCTCCCGGCGCTAAGAACGGCTGGCAGAAGCAAGTCGGCTTGAGCCTGAAGTGCCTCACCGGCGATGATGCTGATCTGGAAGTTCGTTTTGCCACCACATCGGTCGGCGGCGTGCGTGCAGTTCAGCAACTTGCGGTAGAGATCGCAGCGCAAGTCGAGAAGGACCAGACCAAACCTGTGCCTGTGATCCAACTCAAAAAGGATCACTACCAGCATAAGTCGTACGGTCGCATCTTTACCCCCGTGTTTGAAATCCAATCGTGGATGAGCATGGACGGTGAGGCTCCTGCTGCCGCTGAAGAAGCCCCGACACGTCGTCGTCGCGTGGCTGCGTAAGAGAGAGGAGGCCCCTTCGGGGGCCTTTCTTAACTATGCTTTGGATTGATTTTGAAACTAGGTCAGAGTGCGACCTAAAGACCGCTGGCGCGTATAACTACGCCAGGCACGGCACGACCAAAGTGTTGTGCATGGCCTACGCCTTCAATGATGAAGACGTGCAGGTCTGGACGCCAGACCAGCCGTTTCCTCACCGGGTTTACGACTCGGTGCAGTACGGCGTCAAGATATACGCCCACAACGCCGCTTTCGAGCGGCTGATCTGGACCTACGTTTTAGGCCCGGACTACAGCATCGTGACGCCCCGGCTGGAGCAGTTCTACTGCACCGCCGCGCAGGCTCGCGCCAACTGTGCGCCTGGCTCGCTGGAAGATGTTGGCCGCTTTGCTGGCGCGTCGATGAAGAAAGACCATCGAGGCGCGATGCTGGTACGCAAGTGCTGCATACCCCCATTTAACACCGAATTGCTGCCGGAGCTGTTCGAGTATTGCGCCCAAGACGTGCGCGCCATGCGCGCTATCAGTCAGGCGCTGCGACCACTGTCAGATGAAGAGTTGGCTGACTATCACGCCAACGAGCGGATCAATGACCGGGGCATATACATCGACGTGGACCTGTGCAAAGCCGCCATCAAGTTCGCTGGCGAAGAGGCCGACGATATTCAACGCACCTTCACCGAGATCACCGGCCTGCCCAGCGTGCGCTCGCCGCGTATGCGTGAGTGGGTGCTGGAGCGCGTCGGACCAGAGGCCAAGAAGCTGATGCTGGTGAACGACAAGTATTCTATTGATAAGTCAGTGCGCGCTAACTTGCTCGCAATGGAGGACCATAATGAAGTTCCGCCCGATGTGGCCGAAGTTATCCAATGCGCCGACGATATATGGGCGTCGTCGGTCGCAAAGTTCCAGCGTCTGGCGGCGCTCGCTGATGAGGAGGACCACCGAGTCCGAGGTGCCTTTGTTTTTGCTGGAGGCAGTGCAACGGGGCGAGCTTCCAGCTACGGCGCTCAGGTCCATAATCTCCCGCGTAAATCAGCACAGAACCCGGACGCCGTCCGCGCAGCAATGGTTCGAGGCCATGCAGTGGTGCCTAAGCATGGGGCAAGGATCACAGACATCCTAAAGTCGATGCTGCGCCCGACCATCATGGCTGAGCCAGGTAATGTCCTGATCGCCTATGACTGGTCGGCCATCGAGGGCCGGGTGCATCCGTGGTTGTCTAATTGCCCATCCGGTGAAGAAAAACTTGACGTGTTTCGCTCGGGCCTTGACCCGTACAAGGTCAACGCAGCGGCCACCTTCCGCGTGCCTTACGACGAGGTGACCGGCGACCAGCGTCAGATCGGCAAGGTGCAGGAGTTGGCCTTGGGCTTTCTAGGTGGCCCAGGCGCGTTCGAGACGTTCGGGCGCATCTACGGCGTGCGCCTGACCGAGAACGATGTTCAGCGGGCCGTAGAGGGCTGGCGCAGGGCTAACCAGTGGGCGGTACAGCACGGCCAGCAACTTGAGGCCGCTTATACCAGAGCCATGCGCTATCCAGGCAGGGAATTTCCCGCAGGCCGCACGACATACCTGTTCGACGGGCAGACTCTCTGGTATATTTTGCCTTCCGGCAGAATTCTCTGCTATCCCAACGCCCAGTTCGACGACGAAGGCAACGTGACATACACCAAAGCCGCTTGGAAACCCGCCGCTGATGCCAAAGAGTGGCCGCGCGCCCGACTGTGGCGTGGGCTTGCCTGCGAGAACATCGTGCAGGCAACTGCCCATGATCTGTTGCGCCATGCGCTACGGCAACTGCCAGAGGCCGTGGCACATGTTCACGATGAAATTGTTATCGAAGTGCCGGAACAAGATGCTGAGGCGGCCAGAGCGCGTCTGCATGAGGTGATGTGTACTGCGCCCGACTGGGCGCAAGGTCTGCCGTTGGCTGCTGAGGGTTCAGTAACACGGCGTTATAGTTAAAAAAAAGCCCCGGCGGGGGTAGGTCGCCGGGGCAGGTAGTCCAACTTCAAGGAGGTTACACATGGACTTTGTCGAGTATCTCATAAATTTGGCCCCAGAGGGCGAGACTTTTTTAGTTGTCAAGCAAAAACCTGTTGGCAAAGAGCTACAGTTCCATGCCGATGGCATGATTAAGGCCACCTGGCCCGCCATGCTGCCGTCCAAGATGCGCGGCAAGGCTGCGTGGTACGGCAACACCGCCAGCTTTATCATCGACCGTTTCCAAGACGGGCGCATCAGCGCCTCTGCTGCTAACTGCGAGTATGTTTTGGTCATGGTGCTGGACGATGTGGGCGATCCCGACAAGACGACCAAGCTGCCCCCGCTGCCCCCGACGTGGGTCATGGAAACCAGCTCCAATTCGTTCCAGTGGGGATATGTTTTCTCCGAGCAGCCGCCCAAGGCCGAGTTCAGCGCGGCTATTCAGGCCATCGCCGATGCAGGCTACACCGACCGGGGCGCGATTAACGCGGTGCGTAACTTCCGGCTACCCGGTTCGGTCAATCTGAAGCCCGGACGCGATAACTTTGAATCGGTCCTGCGTGAGTTCCACCCTGAGCGCGAGTACACCCTGAAGCAGATCGTCGAAGCGTTCGACGTGACGCCTGCCGAGGCGGATGGTCATGGATACCGACCGCTGCGCCTGGCCGACGACGGCACCGACGACGTGCTGGTCTGGTTGTCCGAGCAGGGGAAACTCTTCGCCCTGCCCAACCGCGACGGCTGGGCCGCCGTCGAGTGCCCTAATGCAGCGTCGCATAGTGATGGCAACCCCAGTGGTCGTTACAACCCCTCCACCCGGTCATATTGCTGCTACCACGGCCACTGCACCGAAATCCACTCCGTTGAGTTCCTCGAATGGGTGGCCGAGCAGGGCGGCCCCAACCATAAGCCCGGCCTGCGCGATGAATTACTGGCGCAGGTGATGAACCAAACCCTCTCCAAACTGACCCCTACTGAGCAGTTCCCCAACGAAGCCGCCCGCGTGATCGAAGAAGTCGAGCGCAAAGAGCTAGGCCGCGTCGAGCGCGAGGGCTGGTTCGAGCGGTTCGCGTACATTCAAGACGACGACAGCTATTTTGATCTGGCCGACCGCCGCGAGATCGGTCGCCGGACCTTCAACGCCCTGTTTCGGCACATCTCCTGCCATTCCATTCACGGCAAGAAACCCAAGGTCGAGGCGTCGGTGTCGTTTGATGAGTTACGTCAGAAAAAAGGCGCCCGCTCCCTGGTCGGCGTCACTTACGCTGCTGGCGAAGACATCCTCTGCGCCCGTGACGGTCTGGTCTATGGTAACCGCTGGCGCGACGCCCGTCCGACCGTCGCCGGTGGCGACCCCACGCGCTGGCTTGAGCATGTCGAGCGTATGCTGCCCGACGCCGCCGAGCGTGAGCATGTCCTGAATGTCATGGCCTTCAAGGTCCAGCACCCGGATATCAAGATCAATCACGCCATCTTGCACGCCGGTAAGCCCGGATCAGGCAAAGATACCCTCTGGGCGCCCTTCCTGTGGGCCATCGGTGGCCAGTCACAAACGAACGTGTACCAGATCAAGAACGACGAGATCGCCTCCCAATGGGGCTACTCGCTCGAGTCCGAGATCATCGTTATCCAAGAGCTGCGCCAAGCCGAGGCCAAGGACCGCCGCGCCCTCGAGAATCAACTGAAACCCATAATCGCCGCCCCGCCTGAATATCTGATGGTCAACCGTAAGGGCCTGCACCCCTATCAGGCCATGAACCGGGTGTTTGTGCTGGCATTTTCCAACGAACGGGCGGCAATCAATCTCCCCTCTGATGATCGCCGCTGGTTCGTCGTCTGGTCCGAGGCGCCCCGCATGGAAAAGGCCGAGGCTGATGCCCTATGGAATTGGTACAAGTCCGGCGGTTTCGAGGCCGCCGCTGCCTGGCTGCACACCCGCGACGTGACCGCGTTCGGTCCTGCTGCTGCCCCACCCATGACAGAGGCCAAGGCTATCATGGTCGAGGCTGGCATGTCCGGCGCCGAGTCGTTCCTAGTCGAGCTGATGCGCGCCCGTCTGGGTGAGTTCTCGTCTGGCGTTGCTGGCGCGCCCTGGCACGCGCTCTGCGACCGTTTACAGGGCCAGGCGCCCGCTGGCATGAAAATCGTTCAGGGCGCGCTATTGCACGCCTTCAAAGAGGCTGGCTGGATAGATATGGGGCTGTTGAAGTCGCGTACGCACCAGAACAAAAAACACATTTTCTGCGCGCCCGACATGGTTACCCTGAGTCGGACCGAGTTACGCGACATGGTACAAGACCCGCCGATCAAGGCGGGTCCGTTGGTGCGACTGATTAAAAGTTAAGAATGACGGCTAGAATCGCCGCTATAAGAGTTGCTAGGGCAATGAGCATTCGGTTCCCTCCATAGGCGCCGGGCGGTCGCTCAGAACATAAAGCGCATCAATGTCCACCATGTTGGGACCGTATGGACCGCCCTCGGGGAATTTTTGCTGCCGCCATGCGTTCAATACAAAGTACTGGCGCACATAATCGCGCGTTGTCATGCCGGGGACAAACTTAGGATAGTGGCGGCGTTCTTTTTTCATTTTCAATTCTCCGGTTAAGTTCATGGGCGATTTGTTTTGCGTCGGTGTAGGCGTAATCGTTGGACATTTCGTCAGTGGTCCAATAGTCGGTCCAGTCGTCGCCGTTTTTCCATTGGACCGCTAACGTGAACGGCTCGCGCCGAATGATGCGGACTGTCATGATCTGGCCTCCACGTACTGGCGCGCGGCGTCTTCCGGTGTCAGGCCGCTAAAATAAAAGTGCTTGGCCGTGTTCCAGTCTATGCGGCCGGCCAGCGCTGGCACGGTCGTGGCCACTAGATCGGCAAACTTGGCCAGCCATGCGGCTTGTCGCTGGGCTTTGGTTTCCCCGTAATATCGTTTCATGGCGCCATCCTCCAGAAATAAATAGCGAATGGCGCGCCAAGCAGCGCAGCGATGATGGCCGCGTGGAATAGATCTCTCATTGTGTAACCCCTATGAAATCCAGCAAAAACGCTGGCCAATGCGGCCGTGTGGCCGCATCCGTCAGCGCTTTAAATAGGCTAATGCGGCCGCGCGCGATTCAAACCGGCCGCCAATAGGCGTCATATGCGGACCGCGCACAATGAACCAGCCGCCTAGAATTTTGGAATAGATAATTTTCATTTTGCAACCCCTATATTGATAACGCGGGCCTTGTGGCCGACAGCATGGTCGGCTATCACAATGTCACGCGCGGCCTTGCTGGTGCCACCACATAACATACAATTCGCGCATGTCGTGCGGCGGCCGCCCTCGGCGCTGGCCGGGCATGTAGTCTCGCCGGCCTGCTTATCAACGCCGATGGATACCCTGAACACGCGCATACCGTACAAATTGGCCTGCGCGGCCTCGTCGGCCGTGTCAGCGCTGGCCATTACCAGTGGCGCCCAGGCAGCATGATCAAAATTCGTGGCTTGCCACTGATGCGAATAACCTACATGCCCGGCCGCGTCGGCCGTTATGGTTTGCCACATGGCCACTGGCGCGGCCGCCGGGTCGCCATATGTGCCGAGTCTGACACGTTTGCCGGCCAAGATAACACGCAATTGGTCCGGCGTGGCATGTTCATAGCGGCCGCGTCGGTATGCTTCGTACACTGCGCGCACCGAGCGGCCAACATTCACATAGCATGGTGCCTGCCCATTGTCCTGGGCCAATAGCGGCCGATGCGGACATTGGCCGCAGATGCTGACGTCGTCGCCCGTTTTGAGCGCATCAGTCGGTGCGACGTCGGCCCGGATAATGAAGCTTTGAACCAATGCGCCGGTTTTCTCATTGTCGCTCGCGTCGTCAATTTTGTTGATGATTACGACAATCGGCCGGCCGTCTATCATGCTGGGGCCGTCGTAGGCGATGTATCCTAGTGTTTTCATGCTGTTTACTCCCATTAGATCAATTCATACCGGCCGGCGTCATAGGCCATCAGCACGGCCGGGCCGATATCATCGGGCGCGAATGCCAAAGTGCTAACGCGGCCAGCTATGCCACGCGACGCATCGTTAAATGTCGCGACAATGTCTAGCGTGCCGAATTCATCCGGGGTTTCGCGCTCTATCGTGATCTCTAACACCTGGGCTCCGTTATATACGCGGCCTGTACTGTATTGCATTTGATTCTCTCCTATGGTTTCGTTTGCCCCGTTTCGGGAATTCCAATGTAAGGTATTGTTTTGCATTTGTCAAGTGTTTATTTTCTAGGTGTTTTCCCTAGTCTGTGGGTTGTGGTGGGTTGCGTGTGGGTTGTGAAAAAGCCGGGGCATGACCCACGCGCGGAGCTAGTAACTATGCGGGTTTGGTGGGTTTGTGGGTTGTTGTGGTCATAGATTTATAGATGTAAGAAAAAAAATATACACAGAGTGAGAGGATAGGCCGTGCTTAAAAAGTAGGCAACTCTCCGCAGCGCGACTTAAATTGTGACCACGACGACCCACAAACGCGTTTTTTCGTGCTAAGTTGTTGATTTTAAAGGGTTTTCTTGTGGGTCGTCCATGACCCACACTTTTTAGCTGCGTGGCAGCATGTAGCTGGCGCCAAACCCCCTACGCGACTTCAAAAACCATGACCACAATGACCCACACGACCCACACCACACGACTTTAAAAACCATGACCACAACGACCCACACGACCCACACAAGTTAGTAAGCACTAACTGACCAGGTTACATGAGTGACCGCTAACTTAAATGTGTGTACTTACTAACCCAGCTCGAAGTTAGTGAGTGCTAACATATTTCTCGGAGCCACCCCCCCCAGGTCCGGCGCATTGGGCCAACGGAAGCGGAGGGGCCGCAAACATTTTATTTTTTATTTTTTATATTACACTTGCGAACATGACATTCCAAAGTCTGCCGCTTACCATCCGAAAGATCGAGGCCACTGAGGCACGGCTTAATCGCATATATGACGCGGCCAAACGAGGGTTAAAGGGAGACACGCTGGCACTAGCCGCAGGAATGCGGCCTGAAGAGTACCGGGCGCTGCATGAACTTGACCCGCTAGTGCCGATGGCTGAAGAGAAGGGCCGCGCTGATGGCGAAGAGGCGTTGTCCAAGATAATGCACGAAGCTGCTTATGCTGGCGACACCAAGGCTGCGCTGGAGATACTCAAGCACGTCCACGGTTGGGTGGCCAAGCAGGCGGTGCAGGTCGAGGTCAATCAGTCGATCAGCATACTAGGTGCGCTGAAGGAAGCTGAAGAGCGGGCGATGAACGTCATCGACGTCACGCCCATTGCATCCACACCATCAGAGACGCTCAAGCCACGACTGGCGCCACACAAGCAGACCGTAAATAATTAGGTTGCACCTTGATTGGAGAACACAGATGGCTGACCGCAAAAATGCTTTGGCGCCTAAAAATGTCAACTCATTAAACACGCTACTTGAGCATCCTAACCCTGTTCAACACCTAATGCAATTGGCGTCTGAACGACCAGAGTATGCAGCGCTGGCGGATTATTTAATGTCGCGCAGCGCAATGCCGCCGGTTTCGTTTAAATATCTACCTTCTGGTTATATGGGGCTGTTTACACAGCGAGGCTTCTTCGGTAATAGCGACATTCCTTATACTGGTCGAGTTACCTTGGCCGCAGATTTTTTAAATCCCAATCTTTCGTCTACTTTTGCTGTGCCCACGCTGACACATGAACTAACGCACGCGGCAAAAAAAGAAATGGTCGAACAGACTTCGCAAAAAGACATTGCGGACCAACAGGCTAAACAACAGTTCTTGGACGCATACACCAAACTTAGCTACGACAGGAATAAACGTGGTCGCGCCGCTTTTGCACCAAACGAATTGGCGTATAAGTTAGACCCTACATGGACAGAGAAAAAAGAAGGCTATCGGGCTTCATATGATGAGTCGCCTGCTTGGGCTATGGGCGCTATGGCTAATGACAACCCGTATTACGATTACGACCCTGCCAACCCGCCAGCGCACTTAAATTCAACTTTGGCATCGGAGTATCAAATTTTGTTGGACTTGGCAACAAGGGACGCCAAAGCAAATCCTAACAAAAAGAAACGTTAATGCAAACGACAATCTACTCCGCTGAAGAAGAGATGGCACTGATGACGCGGCTGTGGGAGCCGCGTTATAAGGACAACCCGCTGGCGTTTGTAATGTTAGTATTCCCGTGGGGTAAGAAGGGCACGCCGCTGGAACACTTCACGGGACCGCGTAAATGGCAGCGCGAGGTGCTGACAGACCTGACGGCGCACATCAAGAGGAACAACGGCAAGGTTGACTTCGACACGCTGCGGCTGGCTGTCTCAAGCGGACGCGGTATAGGTAAGTCGGCGCTGGTGTCGTGGCTGACGCTGTGGATGGTGTCAACCAGAATAGGCTCGACGACTATAGTCAGTGCTAACAGTGAGAGCCAGCTACGGAGCATCACATGGGCGGAGATCACTAAGTGGTCGGCGATGTTGATCAATAGCCACTGGTTCGAGATCAGCGCAACGCGGGTGATGCCAGCCAAGTGGCTGACGGAGCTGGTCGAGCGTGACCTGTCCAAAGGCACCCGTTACTGGGGCATCGAGGGGCGGCTATGGTCGGCGGAGAACCCGGACGCTTATGCTGGTGTTCACAACCACGACGGGGTGATGTTGATATTTGACGAGTCCAGCGGTATAGACGACTCGATCTGGTCGGTGTCATCGGGCTTTTTCACGGAAAACACACCCCACAGGTTCTGGCTGGCGTTTTCCAACCCACGGCGTAACAGCGGGTACTTCTACGAGACGTTTCACTCCAAGCGGGACTTTTGGCTTACCAAGGTGGTGGACGCGCGCTCGGTGGAGGGTACGGACAAGCAGGTCTATCAGCAGATCATAGATGAGTATGGGCCGGACTCGGTGCAGGCGCACGTTGAGGTTTATGGTGAGTTTCCTGGCGCGGGCGACGATCAGTTCATCGCGGCGTCTATTGTTGAGGACGCTATGGAGCGCGACCAGTATAAGGACCGGTCGGCACCGATCATAGTCGGCGTGGACCCGGCACGGTTCGGGTCGGACTCGACGGTCATAGCGGTGAGGCAAGGCAGAGATATTGTGAAGATCATCAGGCACAGGGGCGACGACACTATGACAGTGGTCGGGCATGTAATCGAGGTGATCGACGAGTTTAAGCCAGCGGGGGTGTTCATCGACGAGGGCGGGTTAGGAGCGGGCGTGGTGGACCGGCTAAAGGAGCAGAGGTACCAGGTCAAGGGTGTGAACTTCGGGTGGAAGTCGAGCAAACCGGCTATGTATCAGAACAAGCGCAGCCAGATGTGGGGCGAGATGCGGGAGTGGTTGAAGTCCGCCAGCCTGCCACGCGACAGGTTCTTGAAAACTGACCTGATTTCGCCTATGATGCGACCAGACTCTAAAGGCGCTATTGGTCTGGAAAGTAAGAAGGACATGAAGGCGCGCGGCGTAGCCTCGCCAGACGCGGCGGACGCCATAGCGATCACGTTCGCGTTCCCTGTGGCGCACCGGGAGTACAATGAAGCCCGATACGCGCGCAGTAATGGTAGTTTTGGAATTGTTGCAACCAGTTGGATGGGGAGTTAATCATGCCACTTGTCAAGTCAGCTAGCAAAAAAGCCGTGTCTGA